TCCAGACACAACATTACTTGTTGGCTGGAAGGATAAATCGAAGCAATTGGCTAAAGAAGTTCCGTATGTTGGTAATACTAAATCATCATGAAGTCTATACACACTCAAATAAATCATACAGAATCCTTTTTCTTTTTCCCGATTGTATACTTGGAAACCAATTGCCATTCGTTCTTATTTTTGAACGGAAGAATCTTGATTTGGCTCAATGGCGCAACATTGTCTTTTGTTTTGTCTGCATCAACAAGTTTCACAAGACCCCATTCTGCCATTAGATTTGCGATGGTGTTTCGTCTTTGAATGTCATTGTCTGACATATTGCTTGGCTTACCGTCCAACTCAAAGAGTTCTTTGAAGTGTACAATGTAATACTTTCCCTGTTTGTGGAGAATATGGCAAGACTGGTAAAGAATATTATCATTCTTTGCAGCGACTCCAATGCGTGTGAGAGTTTCGCGAACCTTGAGGAAGTCGTCTTGCTTTTCTAATGTGACTTCTACTAATTTTTCGACCATGATCAATCACCCTTATATAACTGTTTTTTCATCGCGGTGATTTGGTCGTCGGAGAGGATCTTACATGCTTCCTCGGCTTTCGCGTCGGAGTATCCATAGTATTCCTTAACAACATTCAAATCACTGCTTTGAGCCTTTTTATGCCACTTACTATATGGACGCTTTTGGGCTCTTATTATATTTAGGAGAAAGTCATATTTGAGTTTGTTATCGAGATTCGTAAATCGATTCATCTCGTTCGCCCAGAGAACGGTGTCTCTATGAAACGAAAGTGCACGATTGACCATGAATGATGAATATGACTTTTCATCCTGTTCTGTCAGGAGAGCATATTCTTTCGTCTGTAGAATAGACGGAATGATTTCTTTAAAGAGGTCAGCCATTGAACTTACACTCAACCATCATTTCAGTGAGACATGCGGTGAGGTTCAGTTCCTGGTCGGCGACAAATGCTGCTTGGTATTGATACTTTGCGAGAATCAAAACTGCATTTGGAATCGTAGACTTATCCATCACATCATATAAACTATCATAGATCTTACGATAGATTTTTGCAGGATCATCACCACCAAAGTCAGCAACCCATTTACGCATTGCTCCGAAGTTTTGATCTTTGAGTGCTGTAATCAAATCATTCAATGATATATCAGCAATGCTTGAAAGAATGCCAGCGTCAATCTTACCACTGACAGAATATCGCTGCAGTTCATTTAGAATGCGGCGATAATCTGGGAAATGCTTTTTGACAACCTCAACAAGAACTGCTTTGTCAAACGGAATCTTTTCGTTAGCAAGGATTTCTGATGCACGCTTCATAAATGAAGCAGCCATCTTTGGCTTATCTTCTTTACGAAGTTTAAATTCAATTACAGCGCAACGAGAATGCAGTGGTTCAATGATTCGATTCTTGAAGTTACAAGTCATGATGAAAGTGCAGTTATGAGCAAACTCTTCCATCGCAGCACGCATGGCTGGCTGAGTTGAGTTTGGATTCAAATAATCTGCTTCATCGATAATGATAACTTTCTTGCCGCCACCGAGAGACATTGAACTTGCATAGTTCTTGATCTTGACTCGGAAAGTGTCGATACCACTCTCATCCGAACCGTTGATCATCAAATAGTCGCAACCAATCTCATCACACAGTGCTCTTGCGACTGTAGTCTTACCAGTGCCTGGTCCACCGCAGAGAAGGAGATGGGGAATCTCCTTGCGATCTACATACGACTGAAAAGTGCTTTTATATTCCTCTGGAAGAATACAATCGGCAATAGTATGAGGACGGTATTTTTCAACAAACAACACTTCATTCATAATATAAAACTCCTTGTCACTCAGTTACTATTCTACGCCATTTATCGTTTGTATACAAGTACATATTACCATCTGGTCCGACAGTCATACTTGCTTTTACATGCCTTTGAGTTCCAGGAACAAACTGCGGTCCAAAATGGAAGGTATTAGGTTCCGTTGGACGCAGTTTACCATACTCAGCACCAATGGCTAATTTGCCATTGTAACCAGTAGATTCAATTTCCTTGATACACTTTGCTTGATCAGAATCTGGCAAAACAGCAGCGGCGGCAACTACGCCGCCACCAGCAATACCACCAGCAAGTCCAAGATACTTGAAGAAATTACGCCTTGTTGCCATACTTGTGCTCCCATAATGAATAAAGTGCAATGCCCAGCATCAATATGACTGGAGGTGAAGAATACGGAATCCAATGGAAGTGTGTGTTTACAAGAGCGAAAATTGCGGTCAATAGAATTATGATCAGAATAGGCAATTCAGATTTATGCATAATATAAATTCCTCATTATTTGTGCCAAGGTTTAAATATATTGTTTGGGGCTGTCCAGCAAAGTGCATTTTCCCAAGGTTCATGTGGTATAAATTCAGCATGTTCTAAATCATTTAGATTTATTACACCGTAAGAACCAGTGCCTAAACCAATCGTAAACACATATCCATTATACCCATTATTCACAGCGAAGTCAACTTTAGATTTTTTAATATGTGTATCACCATCTCCATTGCCGCATTGAACATCAACCACAATATTCTGTGTGGGATCGGTAAGATCTGAATTGCTAACTCTTTTAAAATTTTCTGGACATTTCAGATTATCACCGCCTGTTCGAACAACAGTGTTTAATTTTAGTTCTTTTTGAACAAAGGGAACAAACAAGGTTTCTATTAAATACCCAAGCATCCAACTGTAATAGACATCTTCATTTGATCTACCATTATTGTTCAAGGTCTCGATAATTTGATATTCTTTCATGATACGAAAAGAATCCAAAATAAATTCTTGAACAGACATATCATTAGGAACTAATAGTTGTTTTTGTATTCGCACACCTACATCAATTAGTCTCTGGTTGTATAAGTCTAATCGATTCCAATCTATGCAAACAATGTCTTTTGCTTTCAGAAAAGCAAAACATTTATTTTTATTTGTAAATCCTATTGATTTACGATATTGTTTTGACATAAGAGAGAATGGGGTGGAGGAGGTGAACCCTCACGATGAGCAGTCTGGCGGATAGTACCGTCGGCAATGAATGCCGCACCCCAATAGACTTATTTAGCCACTGTTTCGTAAATAGATTGGAAGTCGCTCTGCTCAGCAACTTCTTCCTCATAGTTACGCTTGTGATAAGTCTTCGCCAGTTTACGACCCAACTTCTTTGGAATCTCACACTCATCTTGCATTTTTTGCAAAATTTCGCGAATCAAATCTCGTTCTGCTTCAACGCGAGTGAGAGAATTGGAGATCTCTTGGAGACATCCGAGAACCTTTGCTTTATCGATAGCCATGATTATTCTTCCTCACCGAAAGTTGAGTTTGCTGCTTCAATTGCGATGTAGTAGGTGATATTGATAGTCTTGTGCTTGAATCGAGCCATGCCCTTCTTTGCAATAGACACATCATAGGAACCATCAATCAATTTAAAGTTTTCTACCTTCATAACGATGCGGAACTTCGCACCTTCGCTGGTTCCAATTTCAATCTTAGATTGATCAGCAGAATCATCCTTAATGTCTGTCGCAATGAAGTTAATAACTGCGCCATCACTCTCAAACACAAAGTTTGGTGAACCAGAGATTCCAGCCGATCGCTGCATCCAAGCGAGATCTTCTTGCGAAAGACTGAATGAACAGTCGGGATCACCAAAGGTGATTGACTTCTCGGGTGGTGTGACAATAATCTTCGGAGAACAATACTTAATGTAGTCAGACTTCTTCTTGTTCTCAGTGCTGATATTGATCTTGTCATCATCAAAGCCAAGGTCAGCATCTTTGTAAAGAGAAATCTTTGCCAAGATCTTATTCAAATCATACAAAGCAAACTCTTTGGGAAAGTTTTCTTCAACCGTCGCTTCAACGAAAATAGTTTTAAGTGGAGAAATGGTCTTAAGAGTATTTCCTGCCTTAAACTGTAGACTTTGGTTTACAGTAGAGAAGTTCTTAAGAATTGCCACTGTGCCTTCAGAAAGTTTCATAATTTAAATCCTCAATTTGCTCAACACGATTATTATATAATGAATCGACTAATTTGTCAACCCTTGTCTTCAACTCATCTAAACTACAATTATTATCCATTACAATATCATAATGCGAACCAATCCAAGCCCACTCAGAGTAATGTACTTCTGGGTATGCATTTCGCATCACATCTAGATTAGAAAATAGATTACATTCCCGAGCCAAAGAAAACCACTCAGGGTCATCGCCGCGACGAACACGAACAACAGTGCCCCCAGACTCTTTAATAGCATTGATTTCATTTGGAAACCTCACATCAGCAATCACATAATTATTCCAAGGTGCTTGTTCACAGCGGCGCATTACAGTATGAACCCAGAGGTCAGGGTGGAAAACATCCCGCCCTGCCTCTGTGCCCATTAGCTGGAGTGCTAATCTTGGTGAAAATGATTTACCGAGTTTTTGAGACCACCAAGGATCATCTTGCTCACGCCATGCTCTTGACTCTGGCGTATTTCCCTCAAGCATCTCACGATTCCAACCAAAGATGATTGAGCATGCATCTTTAAGACTATTTGCATAACTCTCTTTGAAGAAATCGTGACGATCTACCAAGAGATCTGCGACTGTGCCTTTCCCTGCTCCAATGAAGCCTACGAGTCCAACAATCATAAACGATTATAGAGATCCGACGAAATTGGCAACGGCTGGCATATCACCAGTGAATGCATATGTTCCAATATGATGTGTCTTCATCCATGGGCAGAGCCAAATCTGACCACCGATCTTTCTCCACCATTGGCAGAACATATAGTCTTCAGAGAGATAACGGTCAGAACGACCATGATCAATGACTGTATCAAAGTATGCATGAATGTAACGAGTGCCGTCGAAGTTTGCCTGACCGACATGATCTGGGCGATAACGCAACTCTGGATATGCATCCTTGAAGCGAGCAAACACCTCACGCTTAATGCACATAAAGCCAGTGCCAATCTCAAGAACTTCAACTGGTTCAGCAACACTAAACTTCTCAGTGCCAGGAACTGGATTGAAAACGAAATCACCAGCCAATTTTTCCATTTCAGAAACAGCCAGATCAGGATGCTTCTTGATGGCTTCCTTAATTGCGCCCCACTTAATGGACTTCTTCGGATACGGACCACCGACTACATCCTTATCGAGCGCAAGAAGCGCAACCACATCTCGTGGATCAAAATGAATGTCAGCGTCGATGAACAGCATATGAGTGAAACCTTCTGCGCGAAGGAACTCATCTACAAGATAATTGCGAGCGCGAGTAATGAGCGATTCGT